CCCAGTTCAAAGCCTCTAAGCAAGCTAAGCATCTTAAAGTTTTGCCTCACGTGTCCGAGTGTACTTCTCGGACTTTCACTTCTAAAGAGATCTTTGTTAAGGTCGAGGCTTTACTTAAACGACATGATGCGGACTGGGCTCCTAGAATTATATATCAATCTTCCGATTTACACAATGTGATGCTCGGACCTGTTATGCAGGCGTGCACACAGCGTATGTTCAGGCTCTTGCGGGGTCATGATCGTGCTGAAGATGTTGCCTATATGGGTGCGTACAAACGTCAATCTGAGGAGTTGGTTGGTTTTATTACTCGCCACGCCTCGGATTCCAGCGTATTCATAGAAAGTGACTTTTCTTCCAACGACATGACTCAGCTTCGAGATGTGCATTTATTGGAGATTCAATGGCTCCGCAGGCTAGGGGCTCCACTATGGCTAACATCATTGATGTTACACGCCAATTCTTTCGCTGTTACTTCGCGAAAGTTTGGTTTAAGAGCCAGAGTGGACAACCAGTTGCCTACTGGAGCGCAATCTACTACTTTTAGGAATTCTATGTGGAATATGTCAATAAACTATGCTTTTTGCGTACGTTATGGTTTCTTTGGTGATGTTTTAGTGCTTGGTGATGACATGGTTATGCGTCTTGACAATCCTTGGTCCTGCCGTCGCAGGGCTCTCCGTAGGGCGTATGAACATGTATGCACACTCGCTGGTATGCGGGCGAAGGTTTCGGTCTTCGTCCACTTATCTGAGTGTTCATTTCTGTCCAGGCATTTCATCATGACCAATCATGGTTATGTGATGGTTCCGAAATTTGGCAAGGCTCTTGCTAGGTTTAATGCTCGTGCTAGCGCGAATGAGGCTGTTTCTGATGCCGATTATCTCGCTGGCAAGGCATTGAGCTATGCTTATGAGTTCAGACATTGTCCTGTCATTTCTCGGTGCTATCTTACTCGCTTCGGCCAACTTTGTGAAGACATTGATTCCGTCTCTTTGGATGGGTTGGGGTGGAACGTTAAAGGCGCGTTTTTGGATTTGGGTGTGCGTGGGATTCTTGCTGCTTTGGAAGTTTCCCACGTTTGCACACGTGATGATATGACGCGTTTTTATCATTGGAAATATGGTTTCACCGCTACTGACATCCTTGAGGTTTTGATGTCTTCGCTTTTTGGCGAAGATGACCTTGATGAAGCCACTGTTGGGCGTATCATAGAGGACTGGGTTTGACCGAGGTCTAGGGCCTTCTTACCCAGGAATTGGA